TATTCCTGCACAGATGGCACGGACTTTGAGGTTGGTATTGGAACGTACACGGCGTCAGGCACAACGCTCTCCAGAGACACTGTTTTGGAAAGCACTGGTGCGACAGCCACGGCTGATGTTAACGGCACTGTTACGGCTTCAACGAATGTGACGCTAGATGGCAACAGCGGGACTATAGCTGTTGGTATGCGTGTTAGAGGCACAGGTATCAGCGGAGTAGTTACAGTAGCTACTGTGACCACTCAGAACGCCATTGTACTAGATACTGCTGTTACACTCGCGGATGATACCGCGCTGACGTTTGGGGACGGCAAGATTAACTGGGGCGCTGGAACTCGCACAATATTCTGCACGATGCCCGGAGAGAAAATGGTGTACAATGATGCCAGCGGTAATATCGTAAACTTTACAGATAACAGCTTGGCATTCGCTATTGCGTTAGGATAAAAAAATGGCAAACGCTTTTAAGACAAAAACATTTGATGGTTCTAGTACCGCAGCGAACACCGATATGGATGTTTATACTTGTCCAGCTTCTACCGAGACAACGATTATTGGGATGACCATATCAAACATAAGCACCTCTCAAATACTGGTAGATGTAAAGTTTATAAACAATGACGGCGACAACACGTTTTTAATTAAGGATGCTCCGATCCCTGTAGGCTCGGCGTTTGTTCCGATTGGTGGCGATCAGAAGATTGTTATGGAAGCGTCAGACATATTGAGAGTCCAGTCAGACACAGCCAATAGCGCAGATACGACATTGAGTGTTCTGGAGATTAGCTAATGCCGTTACTGGGTAATCCGCTTGCCACAGCATTCTCAACGATCAATAAGCAAACAATCACGGGCGATGGGACTGTTGGCCCATATACACTTGATTATCCTGCTGGAAGCGATCAGGACGTAGAGGTTTTCGTAAACAACGTCCGTCAAGAGCCGGGTGTAGCCTATACTGCCAACGGAACAAGTCTAGCTATGACTGGCGCTGTTCAAAGCACCGATGACTTTTATGCAGTGTTTTCTGGTAAGGCTCAACAGACGGTGGTTCCCGGCGCGGGTACAATCACACAATCTATGTTTGCCGCAGGTCTGTCTCTTGGCGCTGGCTACTTCCAAGGTGAGAATGGCGCGGTTGGCGATACAACAAACGGTAAGGGCGATATCTTCCGTGTGCATGAGCAAGAGCTAAACACGGATGTGACTATAGCCGCGACAGACAATGCCCTTTGTGCGGGGCCATTGACAATCGCAACAGGGGTAACACTGACAGTGACAACTGGCGGTAATCTGGTGATAGCATGAGCGAGTTAAGAGCAGACACAATTAGTGCCAGCGATGGCACTAGTCCAGTCACGCTGACTAAGCAACAGGCGGCAAAGGCGTGGTCAAACTTTAATGGTGATAACGCAACTTCGGGTTCTGATTTGACAGGCGTGAGGGATAGTTTCGGATACACAAGTTTGGTCGATAATGGAACAGGTGATTTCACTCATAACCTCACAAACAGCATGAGTGATGCCAACTATATCTTTACAGGTGTATCTGATTCATATGCTGATGCTGGAACTGCTAGGGGTCACGGTGGTTGGGACATAGACCATTGGGCAACTGTTCCGACAGCAAGTCTTTTTAGAACAAGAGTTTCTTACAGTGGTAGTGGCGATGGTCAACCTTATGACCCTGAATATCAATTTACAGTAGTCCACGGAGACTTAGCATGAGTGAGATAAAAGTAGATACCCTCACAGGCAAGACCACCGCCAACGACATCACAGTGACGGTTGGTGCTACTGCTACTATGTCTCTGGAACAGGGGCTGGCGAAGGCGTGGATAAATATAAAAGGCACTGTTACTACAGGGATTCAACAAAGTTTCAATGTGACTTCTTTTGTAGATGAATCTACTGCTGGTCACTTTACATACAGCTTTACCAATTCTTTTAATTATGTTGACCACGTTGGTAATGGTTCTGTTAATCTTAATGAATCAACTGGATATAATAGAATAGTTGTTCCTTATGGCGCACCAAGTACTAGTCAATTTTCATTGCAAGAAAGTAGAGCAGATACTGCAGCGAAAGAAGATGCTGCGTCTATTCAATACATACATTTCGGAGACCTAGCATAATGGCTGGAAAAATTGTAGCAGATACGCTGGAACACAGCACCGCTGGGTCAATCGCCACGAACTATGTTGTCGAGGGTAGTGCAAAAGCACTAATTGACTTTGATGGTGCGGCATCAACTACCGTAGATAAATCACTAAACATCAGCGGATTGGTAGATAACTCAACTGGTAACTTTACCATTTCGTTGTCTAGTTCTTTTGATAGTGCAGACTATTATTTTATTGCTGGCACTGCTGGGTCTGAAGGTGCCGCAATCAATGCCGCTACTCTGTTTGGTCAATTTGATAATTCAGCACGAACATCATCGCAGATACAGTGTGAAAGTTGGTTAACTAACACTGGCAATGCCAGAACGCCATACTATTTAGACAACTGTGATGCGGTTTGGTTTGGAGATTTAGCATAATGCAGACACCATCATTCAAAGGCACCCACCTGTTTGACCGCCTATGTTGGGCAAAGGAAAACCTAGACGGTGTGCAGTCAGACTATCGTGTAGTCTATGAAGACAGCATTGATGAGTGCGCCAAGATACTTGTGCCTGACCCTAACTGGATGGCGTGTGCATTGCAGGGCGGTATCCTGCCCCCTGTGTGGGTCTATTGGGAACTGGCAAAAGACGAAGCACAACCCGACTTCAAGAAGCACACCCGTGGCTACCTGTTGCACCAGACAGAGCCAATGCCAGCGATGACTGAAGAAGAAGCGATTGAATACCTAATTCAGAAGGATGTGCCACAGCACGTCTGGCAGAATTGGGATAGCGGCAATAAGCCGAAAATGGTAATATGCAAAAAGCAACAATTACCGCAGACTAGAGAATGGCGCAATTCGTGGCGCATATCTGATGAACTAGCCGCATAGGAGTATCTAATGGCTGTAACAACTTATATCGTGGACAAAGACGGTAATCAGATTGATGCGTCAACTGCAACCGTCCCATCAAATCGTGACTTTCGTGGTGCTTGGACACTATCCGGCAGCGTGATTAGCGAAGACTTAGATAAAGCAAAAGAAATCTTTGCTGACAAGGTACGCGAGGCGCGGACGCCTTTGCTTGCCGCACTTGACACTGACTACATGAAGGCATTGGAAACCAGCGCAGACACAACACAGATCGTTGCTGACAAGCAAGCTCTTCGTGATGCACCAACTGCTGGCGATAGCGCCACTACCATTGCAGAACTCAAAGCGGCTTGGCCTGCTTGCTGTGGTGACAGCCCATACGCCTAAAGGAGCGGTAAATGGCTCTAAGTAAAGTACGCGCTGACCAGCTAGACAATTCTGAGGAAAGCACAGACATCAATGTCGTGCGCCGTAATGGTCAGACAATCTCGACTGACTTTACCATTGATGCTGACCAGAATGGCATGAGCGCGGGGCCGATTACCCAGAACGCCACCGTCACCGTTAATGGTTACTGGAGTATTGTCTGATGCCAAGTGTGTTGAATGTAGATACTCTGACCGATGCCGCAGGGACTGGGCCAGTCACGCTGACTAAGCAGGAAGCGATAAAAGCATATGGAATGGTTGATGGGACAGGAACTATTAACCTAATCACAAGCTTCAATGCTTCTGGAGTGACAGATAACGGTACTGGTGATATCACTTTTAGCCTTACTAACAGCATGAGCAACACCACATATATGTTCATGATTGACAGCCACAATGAAAATACAGGTCATAGCGCAAGAAATGCTACTAAATATACAGGTGGACAAGCGGCAGGGTCTTTTAGATTTGTTACTGGGTACACAAATAATACATCAGGTGGAGGCACAGCATACGATGAAGACTTTAACCCAATAGCGTTGATGGGAGACCTCGCATAATGGCTAGTATCCTGAAGGTAGATGAACTGCGGGGGATTGCATCGGCTGGTGACATTACAGTTACTAGCGAAGGCGGCGCGGCTACGCAGTCACTTCAGCAGGGGCTGGCGAAGGCTTGGATTTTTACGACAGACAAAACTGCTTATGTGCCTACAGGTTCATTCAACGTATCTTCAATGACTGATAATGCTGTGGGTAGACCTGAAACAAATTTCACCAATAGTTTCAATGATACCAATATAGTTGGCAGTTTTGATGGTGGGTACAATAGATTAGCGACAAACTATACTGGAGATGGTGGGATAACAACTTCATCATTTGCACATTATTTGATTTCTACTGCTAGTTCCGCTGCCGATGTTGCCAGCACTGGTGTTGGGTTTGGTGCATCTTATTTAGGAGACCTAGCATAATGGCAAGCGAACTTAGAGTCACCACCATTGCCAATAATGCAGGCACCGAGTCTGTAGATACTACCTATGTGATTAATGGTAGTGCGAAGGCGTGGGGTCACTTAAATGCTGGACATGATGCTTTTGAAGACAGTTTTGGATTTTCAAGTGTGACAGATAACGGTACCGGGGATGCAACATCAACTTTCTCAAACGCTTTCTCAAATGATGATTATGCAATTGCAGCAGGACTAAAAGAAAATAGTGCAACAAATCGTAGTTGTCATTGTAATGCTTCGTCTACAACAACTATACAAATGGTGTCAGGACTTACCGCTTCAAATAGTAAGCAAGACTACGATTCTTCGTATATTGTTATGGGAGACTTAGCATAATGGCTTACATAGGTAAAACCCCTACCCAAGCTGTACGCCAGCGCTATGTCTTTACTGCGACAGGTGGTGAGACATCACTCTCCGGCGCGGACGACAACAGCAACACACTTGTCTATACAGACGGTGAATATGTAGACGTAATGCTAAACGGTGTCACCTTGATTAGCGGCACCGACTACACAACCACCACCGCCAACACCATCGGCGGCTTAACCGCGCTCACAGCCAGTGACGTTGTTGAGGTAATGGTGTATGATGTGTTTAGCGTAGCAAATTTAAGTAGCTACTTTACCACGGCGCGGGTGCCGTTTTTCCGGTATGATTCGTCCGTTGCGAACATACCTTTGAATGCAGACCAGAAGGTGCCGTTTACAAGGTATGACGCGA